ACCATTTGTGCTTGAGCCTTCTGCAAGGCTTGAGCGAATTGCTGTGCTATTTGGTCTTTATCCACGCTGTAATGCTGATACTAATGGAGATTGAGGTGCTTGTGGCTCCTCTACCTCCGGTTCTAATTCTTTTAATCTCATCTCTAATTCTTCATTTGTTATATCTTTATTGAAGTTTCTGTATAATTCTTTCTTATCCATCAAGCCATTGTCCAGCATGAATTGCAATTTGTCTTTCTCAACCGACCATTCTTCTGGATAATTAGATTCAGAGAAATCAACTGCAAAGGATTCATCCAATACTCTACCAGTATGAACCTCTATGATGTTTCTATCTATCATATATCTTTCTTCTTCAAAGTCTTGGAACATAGGTATGTCAGACTCTCTTGATTCAAGGTTTTCCATATTTAGAATCTTCAAGGCTTGCCCACTTGGAATCTGGCCTTGTTCGCCCCAGCGTATAGATAAAGCATGATTCTGACCAGTAACATTTAATAATTCTTTTACGCCACTTATCATCTGGTTGATATTTGAGGGAGGTGCTACGAACGACATGGAACTTCCTTCTGGCAATGATATTAATCTATCTACTCCCCATTTGAGATTTGGAACTTCTTGATCTATCCCTGTAATAACAGGAGAACCCATCTGATACCGAGTAGCCAACATTACCTCTGTAAAAGCTATGCTAGAATGAAGTGATGCTACTGTAACATCCATTGCATCGTAGGGAAACATGATTCGAGATATAGGATTACTTTGATAAGGATTAATCATCTCTGGATTTCCTTGTATCGGATACACTCTACCATTGATATCATAAAGAAAATGCATTCCCGGTTCACCATCTCTGGACTCACTCCAGAATACAAACTCTCTATCACCTCTTGCATTCTTACCACGCTCATACGAATAGCCATATGGTTCTAACTCACCATCGTAATAATACTCTCGTACATTAGGGAGGATGTGGTATTCAATCTTTTGCTTTCTTTCATTCCATACCGATTTGATATGTATCGTGCCTAATAGCCAAGCCAACTCACTTGCAATCCTAGATGATGAATTAAGATGATGTGTATAGGATAGATATTCTTCTGCTAACTCCCCACCTACAAATCTTTTGGCTGGAGCCTTATACAGCATCATCCTTGCTCTTGCGAACCTAGATACAATCTTACCCAACTCAAGAACAGGAATCTGCGATAGGGAAGTACCGGGAAAGTAATCTTGAACATATCCCTTGATATCCCTATTGTAATAGAAATCAATTCCCATTTGTCTACGTTTATACTCATCCTTTAATACAATATCTTCAGCATTCTTGATGCTTTCAAACACTGCCTTGCTCCCCAAGTCTGGTATCGTTATCATGTCATAATATTTCATTCACCACTCCACCGATATGGGTACTCTACTTCTGATGGGCATTAGCTTACTTACTGCATAGCCAAAAGCATCACTAGCATGAGTTTGTTCTGGATCAGATGTTTTATCTATTTGATTATTCCTATATACATTCATCTGAAGGTCTTTGATTAGATTCTTACAATTATCAACCGATGCTATTCCCTTCCTAAAGGCTCTGTTCACAGCATTGATTCTATCTTTTACTGGGGGATTAGACCTTCCAGTAATTACTCTAAATCCGTTTTGTCTTAATATGTCGTGGTCACTTCCACTCGTTCCAGATGTCTTTCTTGCTGAACCAGTTGCATCTGGATATATAGTAATCCCCGGATAATCTTTTTTGATTGCTTGTGCAAGGTCGTATGTACCGGCATTCCTTAATCTGTATTCTTTAAATGCATGGATACGATTCTTACCATGAGCAAATATAATTGCTGTCAATGCATCAACATTGAAATCACAGCAACCAGCAATCTCCATTCCTGTATAATCAAATTTTTGTATATATTCATTCTTAAAGTCTTGATACACTCGCCCTTGTGTAAGGTTGACAAACTCACCATGAACATACGCTCTTATTTGCTCTTCTGAATAGGCCGCCATTAAATTATCTTTATAATCTTGAGGTAGATGTTCATTGTCTATTGTACTACCAACAACAACACCTATATCCATATCGGTTTTATTGGATAGTTCAAATCCCCAATTCAACTGCTCTGGTGTACCAGTTAGGAATATTTCACGATGACTTGATTCGGGATGTCTAACCCTTGCAATCATTTGGTCGAACACTTCCTTCTTTTGAATGAATGGTTCATCTATTCCAGACCACGCAAGGTTTGGGCCTCTCAATGAATCTGGATTATCGCCAGAACCAATCCATATTAATCCATTCCAATTCTTAATATGAAACTCATTTCTCATTTGATTATAATTGTAATCCATGCCAGTTCTTCGCATAATATCTTTCAATGTGATAATGATTGTTTTTTGAGAAAGAGCGTAGCTTGGTGATATATACATTCCCGGTAATGGCTTGTTTACATAACTCAAGTAGATACTTCTTAATGCTCCGATGTAAGTCTTTCCACATCCATATCCACCTATAAGAAGTTTGTAAAAAGTATCTAACTCCCACCACTTCTTTTGATGTGAGAGCATCTTCTCTTTTTGTATTTTGAACTTCACTCAACAACGACTTCATCCAATGTGACTTTCGTTTCAATCGTTTCTTTTGCTTTACCTTCGGCTCGATCTGATAGATAGTTCACAGCAGAGATGCTCCCATTCATTGCCATGCTTAATACTCTTCTAACCATTTTCTCTTTCTTTGTAAGACCTGAATCATCCTCTTCATCCCAAACCTTGTTGATTATATCTGCTAATGCACCATGTCTACCATTAGGATTGGCATTATTTCCAGCTTTGAATTGTGTATCTGGATTACCACTATGTCCTTTTTTGAACTGACCATTTGACTTCCGATTGTCCTCCGATTGCTTACTCATAATCCACTAATGCCATTACCAATGCTTTGTTGAGTTTATCAAGCAATTCTTTGACCTTCTCGGAATCAATCTCGTATACATCAAACTCAAGCCTCCAGTTGTGAGTGGTCTTGAGATTCTTAATGCCAACAAGTTCAACATTTAATGTAGTACCTTCTGTTTTCATAAGTTTAGTTGCCCGGACAACAAGTCCAATTCCTGTCTATCGCCTTCAATTTCAATCTATAATCTGTCGTTTTCTTTGCGAGTGAGGCTTGAACACGCCTCTATATATACAAGGATTCCACTACAAAATCCAAGTTTTTTGTTTTATAAGTTATTATTTATATTGAATATAGATATACTACAAAATTTAAGAGCATACACCAGTATACTACTTTTTAAAAAACAGTATACACCAGTATGCTAATATTTAGGGTAGTGAGAACTATGCTACGTTGTTATACCAAGCTATAAATAGACATATACAATACTTCTGTATACCGAAGTCATCCTCTTGTAGTTTTGCATTCTTCATCTATCTAGCGTATCTACTTTATTAAGCCATCTACCCTAATTTTATTTAACATATCATTGTCCATTTCAAGAATGTTCTTGTTTTCAAAACGAGAATCAAGAATGCTCTTGTTTTTAAAAAGAGGAAAGTACATACTATACATATTCCTCTTTTAAGGTATAGGATATAGGCATTGGATTTAACATATCATTGTCTATCTCATATAAATCTGATTTGACCTTAATAGCTGTTCCATCTCTTCTAACCCTTATAGAACCTTTTTCATGGAACACTCTACGATTCTTGAATTGCTCTTGTGTTACCCATCCGCACATGGTCAGTATTGAATCGGTTTTGTTTATTGAACAGAATAAATATATATCTGTATTGTATCCATCTTGAGCCGCTAGGAAGTTATTGGTATATCCTAGCCTTACCGGGCCTTTCCTTCCCATTGTCTTAACATCTATTCTTTTTCCTTCAATGCGAATATCGACTCCACCATCAAAGCCATCTTTACCACTAGCCAAAGGTTTATTGTAATAATCACATACAACATTCTGACCAAGTATTCCAGTATACTGTTCTTCTTGATTCCCATCTGCATATCCTCTTTTGCCAAAGTTATATTTTTTAACTTCATTCCATGATTTGAGTTTTATCCAATGCTTGATTGGAATATCTATCA